CAGGTGGTTCCTGAGTCGGTTCTCCTCATCCGTGTAGTTGATGCCGTTGGCGGTCTGGTAGGCCACACCGTAGGGTGGGTCCTGCCACAGGCACTGGATCCTGTCCTGGCCCATCAGCCTCTCCAGCAGTTCCGTGTCCGTGGTGCTTCCACAGGCCAATCTGTGTTCTCCCAGGTGCCATATGTCTCCCTGCTTCGCTGTGTAGAGCTCCGCCTTCACATACTTGTCTAGGTCTGGCTCCTCCTGTTGCCGGAATTGTTTCAGCAGTTCGTTCTGCCTGAATCCGGTCTGCTCCGCCAGTGTGACCAGGTCGTCGTCCCTGATCAGGTCCTTGAGTTCGTCTATAAGCAGTGTGTCGTCCCATCGGCTGTCCTCCGCGGCCCTGTTGTCCATTATCCTGTAGGCCTTTACCTTGTCCGCTGGTAGGTCCGCACGTAGCACTGGCACGGTCTCCAGCCCCAATCTCTTGGCGGCCGCGTGCCTGGTGTGTCCCACTATGATGGTGTCCGATTGGTCAACCACTATGGGTTGCTGGAATCCGTATTGTTCTATGCTACGGGCCACGGTGTCTATGCTCCGGTTGTTCTTACGCGGGTTGCGGGCGTAGGGTCGGATTGAATCCGTTGGTCTCTGTGTTATCTCCATTCCTGTCTCCTGGTTAGCGATGTGGGATCCGCGTGTATATACGCCTTGCTGTAAGGAGCAGGATCCCACACCTGATATGCCGGAGTGTATGGCCACTTGGTAGGTGATACACAAATGCGAAAGGCCTCACGACCAATCGACACTCCGTTTCTATTTATAGGGTGGGATCTTGTGGGTGGCGCAGACTGGGTCGCGATGCGACCCGAATACTTCGTCTTAGACTCGTCTTCGCTTTGTTTTTTCTTGATGTAGATTGATGTCGTAGTTCGGCTATTTCTAGCCGAACCCGGGATCCTGATGTGAGTATCCGTCGTCGTGGAGTCGCTACTTTCGTTGGGCGGTAGGGCTATACCCATTTGCTCGTTCTTGCCTACGCTATCGCACCGAACCCGCTCCGCGTCGTTGTCGGTGTGACCGGGGTTGTATCTTATTCACAGAGCCCCTTCCTTTTGCCTTTCGCATCTACGGATTCACCTGTCGCCTTATCGGCCGCATTTCCGTCTCCCGTTGGGAGGTCCTGGATGCTATGTGTGCCTGGTGTGTGATTGTTTGTGTGATTGTTTGTGTGCCATAATGTTTGCCATGTTGCCAATATATATGACACACGACATTGTTCCTAGCCCAAATGTGATTTTTACCGTTAAATATCTCGGGTCATCGACTCCAATCGTGTGAGCGCGATTTTCCTAATCGATGGCCCACTTGGTGATTATGGTATTTCTGGTAGATAAGGTCACAGCAGTGATATGGTTTAATGGCCCAAGCCATCGCGAATGGCTACATCTGCCCCGTGCGTTGGTTGAGATAGGCTGTAACTATTTTGCTGATGTCAGACCAGTAGATCACATCTGCTGTTATGACGACCGCATGAAGGCGTCACTGACCCTAAGGCCCGACATCCAGTATTGGTGTAGGAATGGCCAGCGTGGCCAGGGTTGGAACGAAGTCACCTATGTCAACACCGATAACCCCGAGAACAGCGGCATGATGGCCATTAAGTTGGCGATCAATCTTGGGCACCAGCGCATCAGGGTCATTGGTTGCGACTGGGGTCTTGAGCGTGCCAGCGTTTTCGAATCTAGATATCTCAACGCCAGCCCGGGCAAGAAATACAATAATCACAGCAGGAAGTTGTTGAAGAGTTGGTCCCTGCGCAGGGACATAAAATTCATCCACCATGGGCCCATAGATGTGCCCGTGCCAGTTATCTCCGCACCAGACTGGTGACCTTGGTCTTGGGTTCCTTGAAAAGGTGCCACTTACAGATGTGGTGTCCCCCCTCGCACAGGTGTTTGCGTCTGCTACACTGCCAGTAGCCCCATCTGGCTATCAATATGTTGAAGAGTGTCTGTTTCATTAGGTCACCGTGTAGGTGCCTACCGTCGCGTAGTTGCTACGCCTGTCCAGCTCATTACGAGCCGCCACCCTCACATCCCATTGATCGCCTGTGGCCACTGGTCCCCAGAAGAACTCGGTCGTGTTGGTGATGCCCACCGTGTAGAAGGTTGAATCAGAGGCCGGTTTGACCTGGACTATGTATTCTGTGGTGAATGGGTCAGTCGATGCTGTCCAGGTGATGTCCAGTTGTTCAGAGGCCGTGTAGCCCGAGCCACTCAGTATGGTGCTCTGTGTCACTGACAGGTTGGTCGGTGCCGCAACCAGCAATGGGTTGGGCAGGTTAATGGTTGGCCGCGCGGCGGCGGCCGCGTGTCCGTCAAGCACGTAGTCCGCGCTGTTGTGTTCTGTTGCTTGGAATTGTAGTGATCCCTCCGCCGACAGCCCTATGGTCTCTACCCTGAATATGCCGTCGAAGTTCAGGTGTTTGTTGGTTATCCTCACGAGGTCGCCCACGCTGACATCAGTGGCCGCCATGGTGGTGCTGAATGACACGATCATCTTGTTCCTGCTGGTCTTCACGGAGGTCTCCGCGTAGTTGAGTGCCCTCTCACGACTGGTGTTGTTGCCCAGTGTGATCTGCCTGTGTAGCGGTATCTGGTCCTCTGTGAGGTATGTTGAATACACCGAACTGCTATCTTCGGGCCAGATCACGTCGTTGGGTTGGTAGTCCGCGTCTGGATCCGTGTAGGTCACCCTCATCTGGTTTATCTTACGATCCTTGCTCTCGCCCTGTATCTTCATCCCGCCGATCATGATGTCCTCTGTTATGGTCTTTACCACTGGTGGTGGGTTGGGTGCCGCGTCTATGTCCGCGTCATTGCCACCGTGTGGTATCTTGAGGTAGTATTGTCCCGATTGGTATGGCATTATGCCTCTGAAACTGGTAAGGATGTTCCTGATGTTGTTCAGGAGTGTGGTGCCGCTGTCCAGCACGCCATCGAACTCACTGAACTTGCCAGTGGTGGATGTGGTGTAAGGGACGGTCTGATCACATTGCGTGGCCGCCAACCTGAAACTGGTCCAGTCGAACACCTCGTTGCTGAGTCCCTTGCCAAACCTTGGGTTACGGCAGTAGTCCAGTAGCACATTGACTGGGTTGTTGCTGTAGGTCTCTGTCTCGTTCTCGTAGGTTGTTGCGTGTGAGGCCTGCTCGCCCAACAGCATCTCGGCTGACACTTCGAAACTGCCGGCCGGTATGCCGATCTGAGGTCCGTTGCCCGTCAACTGGATGTAGGTCCTGATCTGGTAGTTGCCCGACGGCACGTCGTAGGTCCGGTCGATGTGTGCGCTGACCTGTTCCGGTGTGTTGGTGCTGATTGGTCCGTCAACCGTGGTCTCCAGTGTGGTGCTGGTGTCCGTGTCGATCAGATATTGTGTTATTTTAACCGCTTGATATTCGCCCGCCACTCCCCTGGACACAACTGATGCTATCGCGTTTGATCGTAGCTGTGCGTCGCTCTCTGTGGTGTTAAAGGTTATGTATGTGTTGTAGTTGGCCGTTGGTGGTGCGGATGAACCAGTTATGCTGGCCGTCGTGTTGGTGAATGCTGATGTTCCCGTGGTTGATGTGGCGTTGGTGATCGTTCCTGGATAACTTGGTGCGTAGCCTGATATGATGTCAAACACCTTCTTGCCCCTGATCACGCAGTTAATGGCTGGTATGCCAGACCTGTAAGGGTTGTTGTCTGCGTCCTCTTGGTTCTCTATTTTTAACCATCTGAATCTACAGGCCAGGTATGCCAGGCCCCTCAACCTGTGATTAGAGCCCCATCCCGGTGCGGCGTCCAACAGGCTCGACACCGTCTGGTCGTCCCTGCCATCGAAGAATTGTGTCACCAGCCTGTTCTGGTAATCTCCTGAGCTGGGTGTGGCCTGTGTGCCGTGTGCGTAACTGCTCATCGACACTTCGGTGTCGTCTATGTATATCTTCTCTAGGCCGTCTATCTGTCCCTCTGACAGCACGATGGCCACGTAGAGGTATTCGTTGTCTGTGCCGTTGGTGGATACGAAGACCCTGAATCCACCCACCCTACGCTTGCCATACACAATGGGGATGTTGCCCACCCCAGAATCCTTGTTAAGCAATGGCCCCAGGATCTCCTGTTGTGTCTGTTGTCCGGAGAGGTCGCCTGTGCCGAAGTCCGCCAGTCCAAATGGTGATAGAACGATGTCAACCACTGAGTTGAAAACGTCCACCACGAAGTCTATGGCGTCATCGAAGAAGTCTTTTATCTTTTTGAAAGGATTCCATCCCATCTTTATAGCTCCAAATCGTAGAATGTCCTGGGCTTGGCCATGTCCGCGATAGCTCTCTTGAATGTCTCGCAGTCATTACATAGCGTCCAGTCATCTGTTGTTCTTATGTGTTTCACTCCCATCTTGGTCAGCGTGTTCATCACCTGCTGGACCAGTTTCTGGTAGTTCTGCTCGGTCCTGTAATCCTCCAGTATGAATATGGAGTCAAATGTGGCTATGGGCGTGTCCAGGTATATGGGATGCGCCATCTCTATGAAGGCGAATCCTATCATGGTGTTGAGTTTGAATAGCCCGAAGTCTATGTTGGTGTATTTCTTAACCAGGCTGTTTTTCACCCCGGTCATCAATATGTCATCGTTGATGTTCTCTATGCCCTTCTCCTCCAGCGATATTTTCGCCAGATCGAACAGCTGGTAGATGTCCTTGTCCTTGATTGGTCTCACCTGTATGTCGTCTATGAACATTACGCCCTCCCCCATTTGATGTCTGTCTGTATCTGCGGCGCGAACTCCAATCCCACGTCCGCGCTGAAGAATCTCTGTTGGCTGGTGCTGTTGGTCCTGCGACCATTAACCCGCTCGTAGTCAGCGAACTGACTGCTCACGCTCAGGTTCATAGTGGCCTGCGTTGGTGCCTCTGATATGCTGAAGTCGTTGATCCTGCCATCGAAATACTGGAACACCTTGGTGCTGTCGATCTGGTAGTTGTCGTCCAGAACGGCCCTGTATAGCACCACCCTGCGGTCTATGTAGTCATTGTTGAGCACGTAGCCCAGCGTGGTGTAATCAACCGCTGTGAACACTATGCCTATGCTACTGACCCTGATGTCCCTGCTCTCCGTCACGTTACCGAATCCCAGGAACTGGCCCTGTGCCAGGTAGGTGTTGGTGCCCGAGTCTGGTGCGCTGGATGAATCGTAATCGAGGTCAATGGGTCCGTTGGTGAAATATACCGCGGTGGATAAGTGGATCTCCACTAGGTCCGCCACGATCATCTTCCTGCCGGATAGTGATGTCAGCAGTCCGCTTGACAACCCCCTTGGCATTAGATGTCCTCCCTGACCGTGAATTCTATCTCTGATGTGCCGTCCGCGTTGGTCTTGATGGTCTGCGTGTCCGTGGTCAGGATCACCGTGAATGGCACGTTGTTGTATTGTATCGTGGTTGTGTTGTCTATGGCGGTGCTCAATGGTGGGAAGAACTGGAAGGTGTCTTCCGAGCTGGCGTCTTGATTGACATCAGCCGTCAGCATGTAAACTTTGTCGTGGTTGCTGAACTTTATGAAGTCTCCGGTCTTCAGTGTGCCTGACCCTTGGTTGGCCCTGATTGATGTCAATCCCGCCGCGTAATCGTCCAGCACGGTTGGTGTGCCTGACACTGATGTGCCCCTCGTGGATCCATATATTGGCGGAACCACGGTGAATGAATCGTATGGTCCGTCCTGTTTGACCAAGAACGCATACAGCTCTGCGTATTCGTCCCTGTTTAATCTTGTGCTGGTCAGCTTGATGGTCCAGAATTGTCCGCCCACCTGTCTCCTGATCATCCTGTTACCGATGGTCATGCTGGTCCTGGTTGTGGTGTTGCTGACGATCTCAGCTGATGTGAAATAATTTGTTGATAGTGTTCCTGACATTATGCTGTTAGACTCCTTCTACCTCTCTCGTTTAGTGCTTGGTTTATGACTCCCACTATGGTGTCTCTCCTCTCCTGTAGCAGTTGATCAAAGCTGGCCGCGTCCGTGGCAGTTATGTTGAAGTTCACCGTCACTGACTCACCGGAACCACCCAGCATGTTGTTGGGTGTAACGTAGCCGTTGCCGCCCATCGTAACAACCTCTGGTCCCTTCTCACCAACCAGGTAGCTCTGGCCGGATGCCACCACCCCACCTTTAGCCCTGCCTTGGTATTCCATAGACCTTATGGCGTTGATCTGTGACGCGGTGTAGGCCAGTGCGCCGGCGGCGAATATGCCACCCACGATCGGTCCACCGATCTTGTTACCAACGTCGAATGCTCCTAATACCGCGCCCTTGGCGGCTATGACCGCTTCCGCGATCTTCATCGCTTTGTAGGCCTGGAATGCTTTCTTGTTCTGTGTGGCCATGTTCTCTAGTATGCTGGTCCCAGTGGCCTTGACAATCTCGAATTTCTGCTGTCCGGTCATCTCCTCTAGGTCGATCTCCGCGAACTTGCCTTGTTTGATCAGGTCTAAATTTTTCCTGTGTCTCTCGTTGGCCTCCCTGGCCTCTTGGTCAGCCAGCTTACGCCTCCTGTCCATGTATTCTTTCGTGATACGGGTCTTGAGATCCTCGAATTCGATGTGATTGATCTCGCCTTCGTCCAGCATCGCCTTGGCCTGGTCTATCTCTTCCCTCTGCCTACGCTGTATCTCTTCATGTGCGGTCTCGCCATATCTCAGCACGTTGTCAACAAATGACTTGTTGGCTCCTTTCAGGTTCTCGTAGTCGATCCTGTTCTGCTGTAGTATTTTTGTCAGGTATTGTCTGTTGTTGATCTCCGCTTCCTGTGCCGTGTGTAATTCATCATACACCCCTATGGTGCCAGATATCACTGCGTTCTCTAGGTTTCGCTGTCTGGTGTTCTCGTCTATCACGGTGGCGAACTCTTCGTAGAGCACTATGGCCTCGTCCACTTTCTCGTTGTTCTTCTCCTGTTCCTCGGTGTCTTCCTTGGTCAGTGCCTTCTTGGTGGCCAGGTATGCTATGAAACTGGCTATTGCCGATCCCAGTGCTATGAACACGTTTTTCCTTGTCGTCGCGTTGAATTTCATCATGGCCACGTTGGCCACGCCGATGGCCTGTGCCACTCCGTAGAACCATCTGGCCACGGTCAGTATGATCAGTCCCTCCAGCGCCATCTTGATTAGGTCTGCGTTGTCCGCCACCAGTTTCAATGCCTTGCCGGTGGTAGTGGCCGCTGTGGCCAGTGCTGATCCCAACTGCTTGGCGTAGTCATTGATCACATCGCTGTTCTCTTCAAAGAATTGGTTTAGGTCTCCCAGCTCTCCTTTGAGTGTCTCGAAGAATTGTTTTGATGCCACGTCCTGGAA